ATGGTATTCTTTTGCCCGAAGGTTTCGTTTACTGCGAGGAACCAGTATTTGAAGGTGAATTATTAGAATCCAAAGATAATACACCACCAGCAGTTTTAGTTATGCGAAGAATGTCGATTAGAATGTTCCCAAATGGACAAAAAATTGCACTATATAAAATTGATAAAATTAACAAATTTTTGACTGTTCCATTTGAAGATACTGATAAATTTATTAGGTCTACAGAGACTACTAAATAAAGCAAAGAATAAAATATGAGTAATAAATACACCTATCAAATTTTAAGAGATTCCACAACAGACACTGTAATTAAACTTACGGGTGTATTTGATGGTGCCGGGCAAGAAATGAATACGTCAAGAATTGCAGCAAATACGCTTTCTGGAGCGTTGGCAACAAATAGTTATCTTTTGGCTAATACACAAGGTGGCTCGGCAAATACTCCACTTTCATATTATGACTTACAATTGACTGGTGTTAAGTATTTTATAAATTTTCCTACTACTGGTGTTGGTGGTGTTGAGATATTTTGGTCTGGGGCTGGAAATTCTGTCGCGGCGCAGTATGCAAATTCTGCAACAATATTTCATTTGAACATGCAAGGCGAATATGGACTTGGTGAACAATTACCGTCCATCATTAATAATTCCGGTATGGGTATTCCAGCAAATGTTGGTGTTGGTGATATTGGTATACAAACAACTGGTGGTGTTGCAAATTCCGCATATACATTAATTATCACTCTTCGTAAAAATAATACACAATACCAAAGAGGGCAATTTAATGACCCAGCCGCCTTCAATTTCAGACCGTATAATTTAAAACCCTAATACATATGGCAAATTTATATACTTATCAGATTTTGCGCGATACCACAGAAAAAACAGTAATTAAATTGACTGCTAATTTTGATGGTACTGGACAAGAATCAAACAATGCAAGAATACAAGCCAATACACTATATGGGGCATTGGCAACCAATGGATTTCAGGTAGCTAATACACAAGGTGGTGCAGCAAATACCACTTTACCATTTTATAATTTATCGATTACTCGCATTGGTTATAATATAGCATCTCAGCAAAAGGGTTATGTTGAATTATATTGGACGGGATCGACCAGTGTTCCCATAATTAACATGGATTTAAGTGGAGAATATTCTGAAGATCAGGGTATGGTATCTATTCCAAACAATGCAGTATCACCAACTGGAGATATAGGAATAGCAACAATTGGTTTAGGTGCTAATTGTGCGTATACACTTTTCATCGAACTTAGAAAAGATAATCAACAATATCAACGTGGACAATTTAATGATCCCGGCGCATTCAATTTTAAACCATATAACTTAAAACCATAAAATGAAGCTAATCAAAGAACTATTCGAAGAAACAACAAACTATTTGGCAGAAGGTGCTGATGGTAAAAAAGAGTTGTATATAGAAGGACCAATGCTTGTATCTGAAAAGAAAAACAAGAATGGTCGTTTATATGAATATAATACAATGAAAAAAGAAGTGTATCGCTACACAACTGAATACATTAACAAAAATAGGGCATTTGGCGAACTTGGACACCCAGAATCACCAAGTATAAACCTTGATCGCGTATCACATATGATAGTAAGCCTCAAAGAAGATGGTTCACAGTGGATTGGCAAAGCTAAAATATTAGCAACTCCTATGGGTGAGATTGCACGTAACCTAATTGAAGGTGGTGCACAGCTAGGGGTGTCTTCAAGAGGTATGGGTTCGCTTAAAAATGTAAATGGGGTTAATGTTGTGCAGGCAGATTTTTATCTTGCTACTGCGGCTGATCTTGTTGCAGACCCTAGTGGTCCGGGTTGCTTTGTTCAAGGAATCATGGAAAATGCTGAATGGGTATTTGTAAATGGCGAATGGTCACAGCAATTCATAGAAGAATCACAAAAAGAAATTCGTAAAGCATCGAGAAAAGATATAGAAGCAGTTAGTCTTCAGATTTTCGAAAATTTTATGCGGAAAATGTAATAAATAATGTACAGAACATTATAATATTCATATAAGTCAAAAAAACTGTAATTATAAATAAACAATACAAAGTCAAGGAGATTTTCAAAATGAAGAGATTTAATCTGTCGGGTGCAGCAACTGCAATTCTTGAAGGTTCTAAAGAAACCTTTGATGCTAATATTTCAGCCAAACGTGGCGCACGTAGTCAAGGTGGTAATAAAGGTGGAGTCATTGGTGACGACAAACTAGATGCTTCTGTGGCATATGGTGAAAAAGAAGCGGGTGTCGTTGGTGTTTCTCCAACTAAAAAAGATGACACATTACCTGATTATTTAAAAGGAACTCCATCTGCCACTCCACCCGGTGCCACTCCACCTGTAGGTTCGGCAAAAGATGGTGTAGGTTATACAACCCCAAAAAATCAACCACAGCAAACACAAGGTCGTTCTGACTTGATTAAAGTAAATCAAAGTGAACCTACACACATGGATCAAATTCGTGATAGGGTTGCTGGAAAAATGCCACCACAATCATTTTCTAAGAATCCTAATGCAAACTTTCAGTCCTATGGGGAAGGTGTTGATATGTCGGCTGATGTTCTTGCACTGTTGGATGGAGAAAATCTTTCTGAAGAATTTGCACAAAAAGCTACAACTATTTTTGAAGCAGCCGTTGTTTCTCGTATTGAAACAATTGCAGAGCAAATCGAGCAAGAATTGGTTGAACAATTTGAATCTGCGGTAGAGCAAGTTAAAGAAGAATTATCCAACAGAGTTGATGATTATTTGACATATATGGCAGAACAATGGATGACTGAAAACACACTGGCAATCGAAACTGGGCTGCGTTCAGAAATTGCAGAAGAATTTATCAGTGGATTGCGTAATTTATTCGTTGAGCATTATATCGACATTCCAGAGGATAAGGTTGATGTGGTATCTGAAATGGCAGAAAAAGTTTCGGAACTCGAAGATCAGCTAAATGAACAGATCAATCGCGGGATTGAACTAAAAAAAGAATTGAACGAACAAAAGAAAATCGAAGCCATCTACACAGCGTGTGAAGGCTTGACACAAACACAAACAGAAAAACTTAAATCTCTTGCAGAAAGTGTAGAGTTTACTTCTGATGGTGAATTTGTGGCAAAGCTGTCAACCTTGAAAGAGTCATATTTCAAGAGCGACATTAAATTTGCAGATAAAGCTGCATTAGATGAAGTTCTAATTGAAGAAGAAAAGAAACCTAAAAAGTCTCCAGATTCTTTGATGGAACAATACGCTACTACGATCTCAAAATCTATAGTTAGATAAATAAAAAATAAGTTTCATATTAAGGAGTTATCCACATGTATTTGTCAGAAGAATTACAAAAAAAATGGGCACCAGTTCTAGAACACGAAGACCTAGTTGCTATTAAAGACCCATACAAGAAAGCAGTTACTGCACTTGTTTTGGAAAACCAACATCAAGCTATGTCGAAAGACCGCCAAGCTTTGATGGAAACTAGTGACGGTGGCCCAACCAACGTTACCGGTGGTGGTATCAGCAATTTCGATCCAATCTTGATTAGTTTGGTTCGCCGTTCACTACCAAACCTGATTGCATATGATGTTGCTGGTGTTCAGCCAATGACTGGTCCTACTGGTCTTATCTTTGCGATGAGAGCAAGATATGCAGCACAAAGCGGTTCAGAAGCATTCTACAATGAAGCAAACACTATGTATTCTGGTGTTGGTTCATCGGCTAACCCATATGGTTTCACTGGTACTACAGCAACTGATACAAGCACTTCTACTCAAACTAACGCTGGTGGTTCTAACACCACAACTGGTATTGCAATGCCAACAAGCGTGGCAGAATTCTTGGGTTCTGATGCTAATGCTGCATTCCAGCAAATGGCATTCTCTATCGAAAAGGTCACTGTTACTGCTCAAAGCCGTGCATTGAAGGCTGAATACTCGCTTGAACTTGCACAAGACTTGAAGGCTATCCATGGTTTGGATGCTGAAACAGAATTATCCAACATTCTGGCTACAGAAATTTTGGCTGAAATTAACCGTGAAGTTATTCGTACCATCTACAACACCGCTAAAATCGGTGCACAGTACGGTACTACTACTGCTGGTTATTTTGACTTGGATACCGATTCTAATGGACGTTGGTCTGTTGAGCGTTTCAAGGGTCTTATTTTCCAAATTGAACGTGATGCTAACGTTATTGCAAAGCAAACTCGTCGTGGTAAGGGTAATGTTCTGATCGTTTCGTCAGACGTTGCTTCCGCTATGGCTATGGCTGGTGTGCTTTCATACACTCCTGCGTTACAAGCTGACTTGCAAGTTGACGATACAGGTAATACCTTTGCTGGTATGTTGCATGGCCGTATTAAGGTGTATATCGATCCTTACTATGGTGGTTACACTTCAAATCAAGAATTGGTAACCGTTGGTTATAAGGGTTCTTCTCCTTATGATGCTGGTCTTTTCTATTGCCCATACGTCCCTCTACAAATGGTTCGTGCAGTGGATCAGTTCACATTCCAGCCAAAGATTGGTTTTAAGACTCGTTACGGTATGGTTGCAAACCCATTCGCAGAAGGTCTGACCCAAGGTAATGGTCGTTTAGATAGCCAAAGCAATCTTTACTATAGGCTCTTTGCCGTGAAGAATCTGATGTGAGTAACCACATGTAAACAAAACACCAAAAAGAGTGTTGTTTTAAAGGGAAATCGAAAGGTTTCCCTTTTTTGTTACATAAATACATTACAATACAAACTTCAACAAATCGAAAGGTAATTATTATGACATGGAATAGTGGAAAAAAAGATGTTTGGACGGAAGCACAATTGAAGCACAATAGTGACAAGGCAAAGGAACGTTGGGCCGAAGGTAAGTACAATACAGAAGCATTCAAGACAATCAATGTTGGCAGAGTACAATCAGAGTCTCAAAAGAGTAAAGTTGCAGCGGCACTCTCAAAAGACTGGGAAATAATCTCTCCAGATGGTACAATAACCATTGTAAACAACTTGCGACAATTTGCCATTTCAAAGGGGCTTGATCAAGGCAATCTAAGCCGTGGATCACACAAAGGATGGAAAGCAAAAAAGGTATAATAATGACTGATAAGTTCTCCAACATTGCACTGAGAAAAGATGGAAAGATAAACTCTAAAACACTGTCTGAGAATTATTTCACATCACATGGACAAAAACAACTGTGGGATGCCTTTATTATTTCAACAGTTAACTTAGAGTTTCTTCCATTATCCATCAGAGCAAAACTATACATTGATGGAATATCTACTATAAACAAGTGTTATTGTGGGAATGATGTTACAGTGATTGACAGAAAACTTTCTATATATTGTTCAAAAGAATGTGGATACAAATCTAATACCAAACGAGAATCCACATCAAAAAGAATGAAAGATAATGCAACTGAATATCTGGAAAAGCGTAAAGAAACCATGATAGAAAAATATGGACATGCATTTAACTTTCAAAGAGAATCAGTAAAAGAAAAACTATCTGCACCTAAGATGGATGGGGATAAAGTTGAAATACTTAAAGATTATAATTGGTGTTATTCAAAGTACATTAAAGATAAAATGTCTGCTACTGACATTGGTATTGAACTTGGGGTATATTATGGCACAGTAATTTTTTACTTAGAAAAGCATGGTTTTGAAATACGTCAATATGTAAACCGATCAAAAGAAGAAAAGAAGATTCAGTCATGGTTGGCAACAGAATACCCAACATTGGAAGTTATATACAATAAACGTATAAACAATATTGAATACGACATTTATATACCATCAAAAAATATTGCTATAGAAGTCAATGGATTGTTTTGGCACTCTGATAAACCAGAAAATTACCATTTCAATAAGTCAAATAATCTAGAAAATGTACATGTATTTCACTTTACTGATCTTGATATACAATCAAATTTCGAACTTATACAGTCAATGATTAGAGTTAAACTTGGTGACTGTATTAAGATACATGGACGAAAGTGTGAAATTAAACAAATATCATACAAAGAATCCGTACAATTTGAAATAGAAAACCACATTCAAGGTACTGCTATGTCAAAAATTCGATATGGAATTTACTATAAAAATGAATTGGTTTCTATTATGACATTTGGTAAGCCACGATTTGATGATAAACATGAATGGGAAATTATAAGAATGTGTACAAAGAAGAACACAATCGTCGTTGGTGGGGCATCAAAAATTCTAAACACATTCATAAAAGAACATAAACCAAAATCACTACTTAGTTACTCTGATATACGATTTGGTACTGGTAGAGTATATGAAAACCTTGGGCTATTTTATGAAAGAAATACAAAACCAAGCTATGTTTGGGTTGATAAACATGCTATAATGACTATATCACGTTACAAATGCAATAAGCCACAATTGAGGAAATGGCTAGAAACATATGACGACAATCTATCACAGTCGGAAAATATGATAAAGGCTGGATACCGTAAGTATTTTGACTGTGGTAACAAAGTATACACGAAAACATATAAATAAATAGGAAATATGGAATACGATAAAAAAATAATTGATATTTGCACGGAGAAGACCGCACAACAGATATCAAAGACCGTTGATATTCGTACACTAATTGATGATGCTACGAATTTTCTAAACATAACACCGAAGGTTACATACACCACAAGAGTGTATTGTGTTCTTAACAATATACATGAAATTCCAAAGTGTAAGAAGTGTGGAAAAAATTGTACACCAAATAAGTATGATGCAAAACTTGGATTTACTGAATATTGCTCTTCCGAATGTTCTAGATCAGATAAAACAATTGATAAAGACAAAGAAAGTAAGTTGGAAGACTATGACTGGCTATACAACGAACGCATTACACTAAAAAAATCAAAAGAACAAATTGCAATTGATCTTGGAGTATCAACAACGCCTGTCAATAAGTGGATAAAATTTCACAATATAGCAAAGGTTAGATATAATTGCGCAAATGCGTCTGCAATGGCAAAGATTTCAGATAAAGATTGGATGTATAACCAATATAAAGTACAAAAGAAAAAATGTGAAGATATTGGTAATGAACTTGGAATAAGCAAAAGTACGGTTTCATTATGGTTGGTTAAACATGAGATAGAAAGCAATCCAACAAATTCATATGATAGGGAACATGTATACACATCAAAAGAATGTCAAGAAGTTATTGATTATATAAAGACCGTATATCAAGGTGAAATAAAAATCAATGATAGAAAAATTCTAAATGGATTTGAGCTTGATATCCTACTCCCTGAGAAAAAAATAGCAATAGAATATAATGGTGTATATTCTCATCTATATAGACCAGAAGAATCATCTATATCTGCTAAGAAAGATATGAAGTATCACGTACATAAGACTGATGTTTGTATTGAAAATGGAATACAGCTAATTCATATATTTTCTGATAGCTGGAAAAGTAAGTCTGATATATGGAAATCTTATATTAAAAATAAAATTGGATTAACATCAAAAAAAGTTTATGCGCGGAAATGTAAAATATTAGAAATTGATACCGGAACAAAGTCATTGTTTCTTAATGAAAATCATCTACAGGGCAATGATAAATCAACCTACAAGTTTGGATTGTATCATGGTGATGAGCTTTTTGCTGTTATGACGTTTGGTAAATCTAGATACAACAAAAATTGTGACTTTGAATTGATCCGGTTTGCCGTTAAAAAAGATTGTAATGTTGTTGGTGGATTTTCAAAGTTATTGGAACATTTCAAGAAAATCCACGATGGAACAATAATTTCTTATGCAGATAGGACATATTCAAATGGTAATGTGTATATCAAGAATGGGTTTGAATTGATTGCAAAGAATAAGCCAAGTTATCATTATGTGCTAAAAGGAACTGAGATTAGACTACATAGGTCAAATTTTGTAAAATCTAAGTTGAATATAAATGAACTTGACAATAGAACAGAAGAAGAAATTATGCGTGATAATGGATATTCCAAGATATTTGATTGTGGAACTTTGGCTTTTGTGCTGTTATAAATACATTATATAAATTTTTTAAAGGACTCATTATGGCATCAGTAATTGTAACCGTTGTTTCACAACAACAAAAATTCCCTCAAGGTACAGTTTCAGCCGGTATCAAAATTAGCTTGAGCAATGGCACATCGCAAACTGTAACAGCATCGCCATACGCGGCCACATTCACCGATGTGTCGGTTGGTACATACACCATTACTGCAGAAGCCGTGGACGCTTCAGGGGCCGTTTTAGGAGCTTCTGTGACTGGTACTGTTACAATTGAAATGCCAGAGACAGCTTCAACCAGTGAAGCTTCTGTGGAAGTAACTATTGATGTTCCTGCATCATTAACCGTATCCGTTCTATAATAAATTAAAACGGTATATTAAACCACCTTCGGGTGGTTTTTTTATGTCTATAAATAAAAGCATGAATGCAACAAACAGAACACCACAAAATACAAATTTTCTACAACCAACAAAATATTTGTTGACTTTTGGAAAAATACCTACTATACAGTATTTTTGTCAAAGCGCAAATATACCCGGAGTTTCTATGGGTTCAATAAACATAGCAACCCCAACACTTGATATTAAAATTGCTGGAAATAAACTTTCATATGAACAATTTGAAGTAGAGTTCATTTTAGACGAAGCTATACAATCATGGACGGAATTGTATAAATGGTTATTAGCATTTGCATCACCAAAAAGTCTTGATAGTAGAGCAAACCACATGAACACCCAAAACGGTACTACTAAATACTTGGACAATTACTCAGAAGCCACGTTAACTGTTCTTTCTGCATTAAATAACCCTTTGTTCAGAATAAATTATCATAAAATATTTCCAG